AAGTGCGAGAACAACCCAACCAACACACATACTGATAATTCCAGCATTACGATTATGCTTTCGTATGGCATCATCGATCATCTCCTGTACTTCTTCTTTTGTTACATGGTTAGGTGGTTCTATACCATTACCCCAGTTTTTAAACATTGATTTTCTCCATAGCAAGTTGTAGTTCTCTGGAGTGGTCTAACTCATCATTCAAGATCTCAAGGATCTTGGCGTCCTGCCCATTTAGAGCGAGGAACTTGGCATAAGTTTCTGCTGCATGAATCTCTACCTCATAGGAGAGATGGTAAGCAGACACAGGAGCCAACCAATAATAAACCACGTTAACCCAATAGTAGATAAGAACGAGATGCTTGGCAACAAAGCGGTCAATAAAATAACGGTTACCACCCCGACTTTCCATATATTCCAGATGTTCTGTTTCATTGACTGACTGCTCGAAGTGCTGTTTCATCAAATATAGATGTTCTGGTCCTCGTAGTCCCATGCTTTCTCTGAAATGCAATACACTAAGGAACGCAAAATATGGTGCCCGAGCAATTTCCTCAAGCACCCAGAATCTAGGATAGTCTCGACCTCTGTATAAGAAGTCGAGAACTGCCACAGTGATGTCTAAGACAACTGTGTTAAATTGTTTCATTCTACATGTACCGTGCCGATCATGCCTGCACCTTTATGAGGACCACACCAGTATTCATAGTCACCTGCATCTGCAAATGTGATGTCTTGTGACTCACCAGGAGCAAACATTAGTGACTCTCTGGATAGATCAGGGCGACCCTCCACAATAATATTGTGTGGTGGCAGCATGTTGTTTTCAAAGTGAACTGTATCTCCTGCAGAAATTGTAATCTCTGCTGGATCAAAAACTAGGTTCCCGTTAGAACCCATAATTACATCAACTGCCCACGCTGGAGCTGCTAGGAATAGTGTTGCTAGAAATGCGAATAGAATCTTCATTGTCCGCCGAATAGTTATCTTGATACGCTCTGAGTTTGTTAATCAAGTCATCATATTGTTCCCACATGTATTCGCTTCCTGTCTTATCTTGGTAGAGTTTACAGGCAGTGATAAGGCGTGAGATGTCAGTGTCGTTTAAACGCATTTTCAGTTCAAAACTCATAACTAATTATAGTTTCAGTAGGTAATTATTCGTTATCTTAACAATGTTTTTATAAGTATGTCAGCAATTCCACGCACGTAGAGATTTGTTGATACGACTGTCTTTATCGTTAGCGGTCTTTTTGGAAGTTAGTTTCTTTTTCATCCCTTTCATTCGAGCGCAGAATGATGCCCTACGGGGATTTCCAACCTTCTTGCTTGGTGCTTTAAGGTCGCTTCCAGGATTCTCTCTTTCGTAAGATTTACGTCCCTTCTCATTAAGACCTCCAGACTTTTTCTTGCCTTCCTTTCTGGTCCAGGCTGCTTCTTCGAGTTCAAAACTTTCTTTGGCAGTCCTCGCCGCCTTTTTGAAAGCATCCTTAGCGGGGTAGTCCTTACTACCTGGTTTCGCTGGTGCTTCTCCTCTCTTTCGTTTAGCGTGGATATTTGCGTAGAGACCGCGCTTTGCCTCACAGAGTTCTTTAAATTCTTTATAATCTCTCATGATAACCGACGAGGGTTTACGGATATATTTATCTTTTTCCTCCACCCATTTCCTTAAGCATCTTCTGTAATTCTGCGGTAGAACCTACGAACATTGCATTATTAGTTACGGAACTTGGACCTTTCTTCTGCTCGGCATCGAGATCTTTCATCTTCTTCTGAAGATCCACCAATTTATCAGTCATGTCTGCGACGTGCTTCATTGCCGCTACAGCGACCTCGTATGCTCTAGGGTGCCCTGACTCCTGTGCGACCTCTAAAGCGCCTTGTACCGCCTCCTGACCCTTGTCTATGAGACTGTATAGTTCTCCACGTGTATATTCGTAGTCTTTTTGCTTATCTTCCTTGTCAACAGTGGGTGGCACTGGTTTGGATGGTTTAGATTCCTCAACAACCTCAGCACTGATGTTGAGCATATCTTCCATGTTTTCTTCTAGGCTACTCATAAGAATTCGATTCCTTCATTAAATCCAAAGTCATCACCAGCATCTAATAGTGCATCATCGTTTACATCGATGCTACCATCTGTATTGATATCTGTTTTTGCTTTAGGTGTATATGTTCTTGTAATTGTTCTACGGTTGACAGAAAGATCACCAAGAGTTTCATGAATGATTGCTTTCTTAATAACATCAGATGTGTTATATGGACCGTATAGATAGGACTTCATAGTGAAGCGTAAAGTATAGATGATATATCTACGCTCATAAAAACTATCGTCCCACTCATCCTCATGAGAAATATTGTTTAATACAATAGCAACATCTCTTTTCTCATTCATATCAGGAATCATATTAAGAGTCACTGAAAATGACGGTTGAAAATATGGTAAGATCTGCTCAGTAATTTGCAATGCATCATCCTGAGATTTAGCAATAACTCCCAATTCAAAGTTTAGATTATAAGGAACAGGAACATACTGAGTTCTGACCTCATTACCATTATCAGCAATGATCGTTTTGTATTTTTGAATTGGTGACGTTTTACGGGAAGAATCGTATTCAATTCCTGTCATCTCAAAGTAGAGACGTGGTAGGGTGATTGCAACTTTTCTGTTAGACTGGTTCTCTTCTAGACGAACTAGAAACTTCTGCTTAGGACCATATGCTAGAGGAACTTTAATTTCTTCCAGTACAGTACCGTCGCTAGGATCCGTACTCTTCATCGTTAGATTATTGAAGAGCGTACCAAACGCAATGATGTTCTTACGAACGATTGAATTATAAAAATGTGATCCTAACATTAGAAGCTACCTGTCTGATTACCATATTCACCGAATGGATTGCCTTCAGTCCAATCGATAATGTCATCCGCACTATCTTCGATCTGTCTATTTTGATCGTAGTTGCTGCTGACATTATTTAGAGTGTCAAATGTTTCAGGACTCCACTTAGCACCTGAAGTTAGACCAGTGACTACTTCAGCAGTAGTAAACGTTCCTGTTCTGTTGATGACTTCGAGAGCTCTAGTTGCGCTGTCCCAAGACTTGACTTCTGCTCTGTTATCTTTGGGGGAGTAATCAATTGTGACAGTAGGTGCAGAACTATAACCGCTCCCACCACTGGTGATAGTAATGCCGTTAACAATGCCAGTAGAACTAACCGTAGCAGTAGCTGTCGCACCTGTCCCGTCTCCTGTAATAGTTACTGATGGTGGTGTAGCAACCTTATAATGCGATCCACCGTCTGTGATTGTAATACCAGTAACAGCATCTCCCGTGAGAGTTGCAGTTGCTTTGGCAAGGAACTCGTCGCCAACAATTTCTTCACCCACAGCAAAGTCTCCTGTGCCGCCAGGATCCATGAATAGTTTGATGGCGTTATCAACTAGTTGTTCGATACTATCAATCTCCTCAACACCAGTCTCGAAGTCATCGCTGCCAACCTCATAGATCTCAGCAGTGATAGCATAGAATTGAATCTTACCAAACTGGAAGAATGGTTCTTCCTTTCCTACAAATTTAATTTCGTAAATATCTTTTGTTAGAGGGAAGTATAATAAGTCTCCCTCGTTAGGTCTACTATCGAGTGTGAGATTAGGATTATGTTCTGCTACTTCTTCATCCCACCTTCTAGTGGACACACGAAAAATTACTTCGTCTGTGATACGAAGACCGAACTTGCTGATGAACTCTGCGTTGTCTCCAAAACCTGTGACATTCTGCAGAAGCATCTCAATCTGAAACTGCTCCTGATACTTAGAATATCTTACCTCATCTAAAGTGCTGTCTGTTAAGACGACTCTAGGGATATAATATATATCTGTACCAAACAACTTGATTTGTTCATCCACAAGATCCTGTACGAGACCTTGTTCGCCACTGTGACCTTGATAGTATGTTGGAAAATAGGGACTGGTAGGCATTTTATCCGATCATATCCATAGGTGGAATTGCATACTTACTGAGAACTTCGCTTTCGATTTTCTCAATTTCTGCTAGTGCGTCTGTGTAGATCTCTCTACCATTGAGTGTAACACCGCCAGGAAGTTGGACGTTGTTATACTTAATCAAGTTCATACCCCACTGCTTCTTCATAAGAGCAGTAGCATACTTTTTAACAAAAGGATCATTATTCATTTCTGTGGCATCTGTAGGATCGATCATCCTGTGTGCCTCAATCAACAGATACTTATCTTCTGCAAGGAAGTCAGCATCCACGTCAAGATATAAACGATCACGACGCGCTGTAAATCTGAACTGTTGGAATGAACCATTGTTCAGAACCATATCTAGAGTTTCTAGATACTGCTTAGTCATAAAATAATTGAGAATATCAAGTGATCCGAATGCATAGAGATCATTTAGATATAGTTGATACTCAACACCGAAGAGATTAGAACGAATAGAGTTACTTACTAATCCAAAAACTTTACTAATACCAGTGACATGAGCTGGGATAGGAATGTAGTTTGTTGCTTCATTCCAATCAGAACTTCCATTGCTGGTCGTTACTGTTGCTTTAAATCTAGTGATGTCATCAGCAGTCAGTGAATGGGTAAGGTAGCACCTCTCCATGCCGTTATAGCAGTTCTCTTGAAAGAACTGATACGTATCATCAATAACGTTGTTTACCTGTTCGTCGTCGATATTGACTTGTAAGACAGGCTCACCAAGCTGCCTCTTACAATAAGTGATGAGTTCAGCTCTTGAATTTGGAGATGCCATTACACACAAAAATCCCTTCTTACCTATTTAGGAAGAAGGGATCTGGGACTATTCTGCTGGTGCTTCTGCTGCTTCTTCTGGTGGATTCAGTAGTGCTAGGGTCTCAATACCACCAATAAGTTTCAGTCTGTATTCTTCTGCTTTCGCTAGATTCTCTTTCAATTCAGCAATCTGTTTTTCTGCATTGCCGAGTTGTTCTTCAAAATTTGCTTTTAGTTGTTCAGGTGTTTGTGCCATTGTAATCACGTGAAATAGTGTGTGTATTATTTAGTAGTCCTACGGGGTTTCCATGTTCCCCACCGTCCGTCTGGACATTTTGCATCTTGGAATTGTACCTTCGCTTGCATAAAACAATTACAAATTTTGCATTGTTTTAATGATTGACGAAAGTGTTCACATTCAAGACAAGTATCAAACCTTTCCTTACTTACCCTTCTAGGGACCATAAGGAAAGGAACATGTTCATCAGATGTCATTCGCTCAACCAAGTCATAATAACATAACCAGCACCAGCATAACCACCAGTGCCACCAGTGTTTCCACCAGCACTGATTGAGTTGTTCGTGGTTGCTGCATTGTATGATCCACCGCCACCACCGTGGGTGCTGTAAGAGGACCACTGTCCTGCCGTACATCCTCCAGTGTATCCACCGCCAGCGCCAGGACCAGATAACTGACCACCGCCGCCTCCGCCAAATCCACCAGAGTTAGCAAAACCACCAGTAGTATAACATGTATTTCCTGTACCACCAACTAGTCCAGAACCATATCCGCCGCCACCTCTAGCGTTACCACAGTGGGTTCCACCATTAGCGCCATCGCCTTGGAAACCGCCACCAGCACCGCCGTGATAGTTACCGTTAGCATTTCCGCCTTGACCAGTAGATGGTGCAGAAACGTTGTAAGCGCAACTGAAACTTTGTACACCCTGAGAAGATTGTCCTCTACCTTTATTTGTATCTCTAGTACATGACGTGCCCCAAGTGTTACCAGCACTACCGCCAGCACCACCAGCTGCCATCAACAAATTATTGTTTGTGGAGTCAAAGACCCACGTTGCTCCCCCGCCACCAGCCTCATTTCCATGAGGCGAAGAATAGTCACCACCACCTACACCAACTGCCATGGTGATTCTCTGGTCTTTCGTTAGATAGAAGTCACCAGTTGCTGATGCACCATACATGATGGTAACACCTCTGTTAGAACATTTTCCTCCTCTTGCTCCACCAATTTCAAATCTGTATAAACCATCTTTGGGAATAGCAACAGTTTGGTATCCTTGGAATCCAGACTGATACAAGAAACGAGTATTTCCTGCCCATGCACCCGAGTCATTCGAGTATGAAGCAGCCATTTGGAATGCATCTGGACCCTCGTTATCACCACGAGCAACTAGACTCTTGAAGAGTTGTGAGTTAGTTCCGTTATTGGACTGGTTCTCCATGTCCCATAGGTCATTACCAGTACCAATATCAGTTAGTCCCCAGTTATCAAATGGACCATAGATCTGGATATAGTTGATATCAGAGTTGTACACAATCTGACCCTGTTCAGGAGACAGAGCATCGATTTGTGCTTGGGTCAGAACTGGAATTTGTAGTGCTCCAGTCAATCTGATTTTTTCTACTGTAATGGAAGACATACTATTCCTTGATTACTATTACGATGTTAATTTTATTTATCAACCAACAGGATTGTTAGGATCAACAACTCTGTCTGGTCTTGATAATGCGTCTCTTGGGTTTGGTTCATCAACATCCAATTTCCATTCTTTTGCAGTTTCATCCCAAGAGAACGTGTCCTTAGATGAACCAGAGACTTGATAATCGGATAGTTCCGAAGTGTGTGAATATGGTCCTACTGGTGCTTTCCACTCAGTACCATCCCATACCCATGAATTATAAGGTGAAGGTGGTCTAGGAACAGCAAACATACTTTCGTGAGATGATTGCTGCATTTCCTCACCACCAGTAATGACAATTTTATATGCCTCATCTACATCCCAAACAAAATCAAACTCTTCCAAGTATGGAGCTTTGTTTGACTTATGACGTAGTGCTTCTGAGAGAGGCCAGTTATAATTTAACAGGCATTCTTTTTCACCAGAAGCTCTATAAATTTTAATTCCGAAATTTAACTTCTCGAAATCAAATTCAGTCTCGCCTCCACGAACAAAAGCGAACGACACGTGAAGATCTCTTGAGGCAGAAACTTCTTTAGTTACTGTCCAAGTGTTAGTGCCAACATCTTTAGTTGCAATAATTTTGTTCATTGTCGTCCTTAAATATTAGAATTGTACCTGATAACCAGCTTTGGTTGGTGTCCATTCAACACCATCATAAAATTCCATATAACCAGTGGTTGTATTGTAAATCAATGCACCTTTACCAGTCGGGTCGGGTGAATTAAAATATGCATCTCTTTCACTGGTGGTCATCATCTTAATGACAAGACCACCAGTTAGATTGAGTTGATCAACAATAAGTTCTGAACCTGCTGACATCTTGATATATTATATCTTCAACGGTATTTATAAGATGGTCCACTTGGCATTATTGCCAAATACAATGTCAACACCAGAGGCAACAATAATTGGTCCGTTGGAGAAACTGTTGCTGTTAGCATCCAAGTCAACATCATACAGAATGGTGTCATTGTATGCTTTGATGATACCCTGTGAGTCTTGATACTGTTTGACTCCACCAATGTAAGTAGCGCCAACAACGTTGAAGTCTCCCTCAACATCTAATGCATAGCCAGGATCCTTATCGGTAGTGAAACCAATACCAACTTTAGATGCTCTGTAGATATCATTGCCGTTAGGTGATTCTGTCCATCTGGAGGTAACGAATTCAGAGTTGTTCTGGAATAGTTGACCATTGATGTTCATGTCACCACCAACGTTCAGGATGTATTCCCTTAGTTGGTTATTTGCTTCTGGGTCATTACCTTGGAGGGTAGTAGTGTTAATACCAACTCTTGCGTTTGAACCATCAAACAGACCTGCGATAATAGTTCCACCAGAGAAGGAGTTACCACCAACTCCACTAGAGTATTCAACAGCGAACATGTTATTAGCAACAAAGTTGCTGCCGACTCTGTAGTTTCTGAATCCAGTCGCACCAAGTAGTGATAGACCAGCACCACCGTTATCACCAGCATTACCAGCAACGAAGTTTGAATTCGTTGCGATATCATTATCTGCTTGGATTGCTCTGTTAGTACCACTGTTTGTGATATTGAGACCACCGTCACCTTGAATGGTTAGTTTGTTATTAGAGTTGTTGCGGAAGATGAAATCTCTATCAGATGCTCTACCGTTGAAGATCCAGTGTGCGCCTTGACCAGGATGTGTACTTGATGGTGATCCAGAGGAGAGGAACATCATCGCATGATTTGCATCATCGAAGTATTCACTCTTACTGCCATCGAAGTACATGTG